ATGCACCTATTTTACATATAGATCCTTCTTCAAACCAAAATTGATTTAAAAGTTTAGCCATATGAAAATATGATGATGCTATCTGACGTTTTTTAAGTATTGCAGCATGTCTATAATGTAATTCAGCTAATAGCTCATATAGTGCCATATGATATTGTGCATCTCTTACTTTAGCAAAACCATATTTTTTTTCCTCTTTATCAAATATTGGTAAGAAGTTTAACCACATATAGTAATCTCTTGTTACATAAAAAACATTATGTTTACCAATGTAAATTACTCCTTCTCTACATTTTTCTTTTTCAAGATTCCAATATTTAATATAATCTTTAGATCTAAATGGTTTATTACAATAAAAACCTTGATCATTAAATATATAAGCCTCTTTATTAAATAACAAGGCAGTTTCATCAAAATGATACTGCCCTGGTTCTTTAAAGATTGTTAAGAGAAATTCTATGAAACTTTCTTTTGTTTCAAATTCTCTATAGTCCCATTCTCCATTTTTATATGTTGGAACTTTTTTATACATGTTCTAACTTACATATAATTGCATCTTGAAATACTAAAATATGGCGTTCTCCTTCATGAATAAATTCTTTGTCATCAACTGACATATTCATTGACCATTGTATAAAATCTCCAATTTGTAGTTCTTTATGTACTTCAGGTCCTCTTGCAACAATAGTGCCTTGGGGTTTTTGTTTAACTTGAGAATCAGGAAGAATAATTCCTGATGTCGTTTCTGCAATAACCTCTACTGGTTTAACTAATATTCTTTTACCAATAGGTATTACTCTGTAATTTTCAATATTTTCTTTTATCATAGTTTTAAATTTATAGTTGATCATAAGCTAATCCCTGTCCACCACGGACAGAGCTTTGTTGTTCATTTTTCATGTCAGTATAAGCCCCTTTAAATGATTGTCTAATTTGATCAAATTTAGCAGCTGTATTTACTAATGAAGTTAAATTACCATCTCTTCCATGTTCTATAGATGTTGTCTCCATATATCTAGCTAATCTATCTAACATTGTTTTTATACCTTTATATGCTCTATATGTAGGTGTTTGATACATTTCTTTACACATATCTAATCCTTGTCTTATTGGTCCATCTTCTGGTGATTCTTCTAAATCAATTTCTTCTATAATCATATCTTCTTTTTCATGTTCAGGAAGATTAAAGAAAGGATTCATATCTGGATCAGGGCATGTCATATAAAATATATATTGATATATAGACAGATATGTATCTGGATATTTATCCATAATATTTTTTAAAGACTTTAAAGAATAGCAATGTTCAGTAGGTACAACTTTACCATTTTGTATATCAAATAATTTTACTAGCATATTGGATTATCTTTTAACCACATTATAAGACTCTGAACTTCAGATTTTAAATATGGTAATTCATATATAATTATTTCTTTTACAACAGGTTCATTATCTATATATTTGGTTATTGGGTATCCATGTTTATCTTTACCTTCTTCTTCAAATATAACATGTTGTATTTTTAAATCTCCTACTTTAAGTTTAGGATTATGTTTTTTAATAATATAAACATATAAACTTAATTGTAAATTATAATGTTTAAGATTACAATCATCTAAATGACTAACAGGATTATACATTTTAGATGTTATACCTTCCCAATTAGTAAATCCTTTTTTCTTAATTTCTTTATTAGTTTTATAATCAAGAATATTTATTTTACCATTTACTATAGTAACAAGATCTGCTTGTCCACATAATCCAGAAGATTTTAAATAAACAAAATGTTCTGGATAAACACCATCTTTTAATTTTTGTTCAGGAGCTATCTTAATACCATTACTATCAGTAATAGGTTTTATTATAGGTACTTCAACACCATCTCTTTCTATTGTAGAAAATTCTAATAATCTTTTTTCTCTCTCATCATGATACCAATTACCTAATCCTATAGCTCTTTTAGATTCATTATCCCAAATTTTTAATATTTCTTTTGGTGGTATTTTATACCATTTAGATCTTTTATTTTTAGAAGACTTTTTAGATTGTGCTTCTGCATCAAATTTAGGTTTAAACATACCTACAAATGATGTAACACTTGTCCATTTAATTTGATCTTTTTCAAGATCTTCATTTAATGTTTCATAAATATGACCATCTGATTTAAATATTACTGGCATCTTTTTTATTTTTTAATTTTTCATTTCTGTCTTCAAGTATTTGTTTTTTAATTTCTGCTTCACCTTGTTTAGTTGTAACTGCATTCCACTTTCCTTTTGGACAACCTGCAGATAAAACTCTTAGTTTTAGACCTAAGCTACAACCACAATCTGCACAACAAGGTTGAGTTCCATTTACAGCACATTTATCACCTTTTTCATCTAATGCTGGACATTTTAAACATTCCATCCATCTAACATTAGCAATATCTTCAATGTCTTCATTTTTAAATATTTTATTTTTTACACCTTCAAAAATTTGATCAATGTTTCCAAAAGCTGCAATAATTTTATTTAGTCTCATTTTTAAAATCTTTTTTTTGTTGTATTTTTTTATTTAATAATTCTAAAGCACTTTCCATTTGTTTTAGTTTATTTTTTACTGGAACATATTTATCATATCCTTTATAAGTCATTTTTTGAAGATTACCAATTATATCTTTATTCTTTTTTATATTTTTTTCTAATCTTTTTTTTCTCAGTATAAAAGTACCAAGACCTGTAACATTAACATGAGTATCATCTAAATTAGATAAACTTTTTCTAACTTTACTATAATAAAAAGAAATCATATCTTCAACAACATCTTTATGTACATCAACTTCTTTTGCAACATCATCAAAAAAATATTTATGACTCTTTGGCTTCAACTCCTAAAATTTTATAATCTAATAAAATAGAACCTTCTGTTTGAATGTTCATACTAGTATTTATAGAAATAGTTTTTTTATTAGATCCATTTTTAACTATTAATTTTTTCTTTTCTGCTTTTGTTAGCGCATTCCTACAAGATTGTGCACTTTTAAAAATTTCTTTTTTTGATATATCTTCACAAAATAATGTTAATTCTTTAGTTCCACATTTAGCCAATTCAGATAAACATTCAAGATCTGAACTACTTATCTGTATATTATTTAGAAAGCAATGAGTAAGGATTTGATATTTAATAACATCATCCTTACTCATTTTAACTCTCTTATCTACTTTATTAACTATAGCCATGAAGTTAATATTTTGTCACTATTAAGTAACGTATAAGTAAATCTATTACCCCAAACTGATCTAGCTTTTCTACATATGCTCATAAATTCTTTCCAGTCATCATTTGCTGCAATTACTTGGCATCCTGCTGACCACTTATCTACTTGACTAGATTTTTTATTAGCATATTTAGTAGCTCTATGAATGTTTATTCCAAATAAACCAGTTTGTACAGATTCTTCATGTAAATTATAATAAGCATCTCTATTATTATCTCTGTATACTGAAACAGGTCTATCTTGACCTAACGCATCATATCTACCTTGATGTTTTCTAATGATATGACTACCACTATACTGTCCAGGTTTTAATACTGCTACACCTGATTTTCTCATTATATTTTCTACCCAATGAGTTCCAGGATCAGTAGTACAATCATAACAATGAAATTTCCATGTTCCAGGATTTATTATATTTCCATTATCATCTTTAACTTCTCCAATTTTATAAGATAAAGTTATTTTATCATCAAACTTATTAGTAACATTAGTGCCAGTACTAGAATTTCTAATTCCTACAATGTTAAGGTTATAATTACCTTTTTCAAACCATGCATAATCAGTCATTCTCTTTATAGTCTGCTCTATTTGTTCTCTTGTAACTTTAATTGGTTTAACCATTACTTTCAGTTTTTTTAAGAGTTCTTTTTACTTCCTCTTTATTAGGAGTTAAGTTAGTCATATTAGGTGCTGTTGGAACTGGAGGAGCTTGAACATTTGGCTCAGGTGGCGTTGCTGCCATCTTAGTCATAAATGCTTGTGCTTGCATTCTTTCAGCACGACATTTCTCAATATCTTTTAATAAATTTTCATACTCTAATTGAGCAGTTAAATGAGGGATATGATCTTTATAATAATTTGTGATCTCATCTCTCTTAGCAGTCATTTCTTCTTGAGAAAGTTCAACTGCTTCTTTTGCATTTTCATTTGCCATTTTTTATAATTTTAAAATTAATAACTAGGCAAATATATAAAAAAAGTTTAAATAAAAGAAGTTTAAGTTATTTTTTTAACATTCTATATGAGCATTATTATCTAATACTTCTGTTTTAGTAATCCAATCTATATTCCAATTAGTATCGGTTAAAGCTATCATTAAATCATATTTATCTGGATACTCAAAAGGTTGATCAAATAATTCTATACTATATCCCTTTTTTATTAAAAAAGATTTAAGAATATTAGTTGAAGAAGTTCCATCATGTATTCTTACATGAATATATACATCAGTTGAATCATTATTAGTTATTATAGAAGAATGAACTTTATATGTAAATCCATTAGCTTGTTTAGCGTGTCCTAATAATACATTATCTGTAGTACCTGTATGATTTGTTTTTATATTGTATATCATATCTTATTATGTTAATGTTAGCGTTATTGTTTTACTTACCCCACCATTTGTAACTGTCATTACTATACTATATGATGCTGGTGTTTTTCCTTTAGCTGGAACG